CTCTTCTTTCTTTCATATGAAGTAAAGTTGTGTTTTCTACAGAATCAATTAGATCATCTGCAATATCAAAAACCATCAAGTGAGTTTTCAACTTCATTTTTCTCAGCCCTCTTCCGAGTGTTTGCAAGACCCTTATTCTTGACTTAGCAGGATGGGCAAAAATAAGATTATTCAATCTCAGAATATTAATACCAGTAGAAAATATTGTACTACAAATTGTGATAGAATCTTCATGTTGTTCAATTTTCTTAATTAATTCTACTCGTTCCTCTCCAGAATAACTTCCATCAATGTAGTAAACAGGAACTGTAGCCTTCTTCAGGATTTCATCATAAATAGCTTTTCCATGATTCTTGTGTCTGATCATCACAAAAGTATTACCTTTAAGAGAAACAGCAAGGTTACTAAGGAAACGTATTCTTTCAGGAAGATTAAGTATATAGGCGATTTCATCCTGGTAATCAACCTTAATACTATTATCACGATAAATTGAATTCAGGTATTTCAACTTCAGAATTTTTATATACAGAGGCGAAGAGAATCCTCGTTCAATTAGTTGTTTGGTCGAGATAAATTTACATATTGGACCAAAGAGGCCCTTGATAGTCATGTTGGATAATTCATCAGTAGATAAGGTTCCAGACACACCAATTTTTACAGGAGTATTAGTAGTCTTAAGCATCATCTTCTTCAGGGTCTTAGCCTGAAAGGTATGAACCTCGTCGCCCAGAATAACCTTCATGCTGTCAAACCATGTTCTAGTTTCATCATAGATTGATTGATAAGTAGAAATGATTAGTTGCTTGTCGGTTTTTCTAGTTTCCCCCTCCATAATTAGATGCGCGTCACCTTCATAACCATAATCCTTGAAGTCGGAGAACATTTGTGATACAAGTTGAATTGTAGGAACGACAATGAGTGTATTCTTATTAAAGTATCTAAAGAACAAATACATCAGGAGTGATTTTCCTGAAGCGGTTGGGCTGATACCCACCATTCTTCTGTTTCTCACACCTTTGATGAAATATTTAAGTTGATAATCTCTCACTTCATATTTGTCAGGAATATTAAGGGTCTTGATAAAATCTATAGCTTCAATTTCTGAGAATTCTTCTGTCTCAAATTTACCCTTAATTTTATATTCATAGTTAGATTTCTTAAGAAAAGCAACAAGTTCTGGAAGTATTCCTATCAGAAAAGTATGATTTGTTGTGCTGAAAAGATGAATATAACCATTCCAGGTATGAGCGCGAAATCTCTTATCAAATTTATAATCTTTGGAGTGATAACGAAATTGATAATCTATCTCTTTGAGAGTAGACTCTTCGGCTGAGATTCTTACATATGTTTCGTTGATTTTTTCTATATTTATCAATTAGTTACCGCTTTCCCACTTTTTAAATGATAGTGCATTTTGAATCTGAAAGGTGCGTTTATCGAGACTATTCATAATAGAAGTAAGAACGTCTATCTTTTCCTTTTGTATAGCAATCTTTTGAATTATAGTAATAAGGTCTATATCACCATCAAGATAGCGTTGTACTTCAGTTTTGAGAATTTTTCCCTTGGGTGCAAACACCCATCCCTTAGCAATCGTTTCTTCAGTTGGGCCATCAGTATAAAAAACATACTTATCAAAGTTTAATCTATTAAATTCAATAGTATATTTAGTGTGCAGCATTCTCTCATTAGAAAGAATACGTAAATATTTACCGTGTAGCTTGGAAATATTTAGTGCCTCATCATCTAGAAGAATATTATCAATAATTTTATCTGTATTCCATAGATTATGAATTTCATCTAATGTGGTCATAGCTTCTCCTTTGATTAACCACTTATTATAGCATATAAGTATCTATTATGGAAGAGAAATATGATATTTTAGGTAATTAAATCTTACACTTGAGGTAATATATTTTACCGTCTCATCGGTTGTTCCAAATTGAGGGCCAGTCAGACCAGTTGGAGAACAATGGTGGAATGTAAATACGTAGGTAGGATTTCTTTGTGAATCAAGGGTAAATAGTTGTAGGTCTGAGTATATTCCATAACCTGCATAATCAGGATTAGCTTCTAGAATCTTATAGTTTTTTCCGGTATTATCAGGGTTTCCAATTGCTGTGATCCAATTATATATCTCTAGCCAGTTCTGTAAATCATCTGTCACCTTAAAGGTTAATTCAAGATCATCATATACAAGATGATCACCAATCATGGGGATATAAAGAGAAGGTGTTGGAACCTTGGCAGGTGGTAGCGTGATATTAGGAATTTTCACAGATTGACAATAAAACGTAACCCCAGGCGCTCTTTGAATGGTAAAATAATAATTAAGTTGACTTTGTAGGTTTACTGATTGTGGATTGTTAGTTAGCTGAGTCATTTTTCCTCTTTATGTTTTTGTAATATTTATTCGCTTGACAGGAGGGGCGATTTCATATATGGTGGGGTTATGAATTTAGGAGATTTATCATGGCTAAGCGCAAAACTGTTGACGTTGAATACATGAAGATTATTGCCAACAACTATCTGGCTAATTCGCTTGATAAAGATGTTGAATTCCGGCGCGGCGTTATGGGGATACTTGAAGTCATGCTCTTCAAGTCTGATAATTATAAAGGTTTTAATAATTACACCATTGAGCATCTTCAAAGACTTAATCCTAATGCACAGGTTCCTGGCATCATTTTTGATGAAAGTGGTGATGGTAATCATCAATATCCTGATGACACTCGCCGCTTCTATTATTGACCGAAAAATGTATACAAGTTTCGGATTTGTATATAATGAAACCTGAGAAAAAAATTGAAAGGAAAATAATGTTTGAACGCGGTTTAAATTGTGTTTGGATCGACCTTGACAACGTTCTCGCGGACTTTAATAAGTCTGCTCGCCTCCTATTTGGTATGGAGCCAGAAGAATATGAAGAGAAATATGGCACCAAGGAATTCTGGAAGAAGCTTAATCAGGATAAAGAATTTTATCTTAATCTTGATATGATGCCTGATGCCGATGAACTTTATAATGCTGTACAGCATTTTCATCCTATTATTCTCACTGGCATTCCAGCAAATATGGATCGTTGTAGCAATCAGAAGACGAGATGGGTGCGCTACAAGTTTGGACAAAATCAGAGAGTTATTTGCTGTTTTGCTAGAGAGAAGTCAACTTTTTGTATTCCTGGCGACATTCTTATTGATGATCGTCCAAAATTTAAGGAATCCTGGGAAGAGGCCGGCGGCACATTTATCACTCATACTTCTGCCGCAAAGTCTATTAGCGATTTGAAATACTTAGGTGTAATATGGTAGAAAATTTCATGCAAAATAGGAGAAAATTATGATTACGAAGCAAGTACGAGTTACTGAGTGGGTTGATGTGACTATAGACGAAACTAAATTCACCCCAGAATTTATGAAAGAATTCAGAGAGTATATGATGCCATATGATACCCTAGATGATCATATAGAGCATCTAGCCCAAATGGAAGTTATTGGTGGATTTACAGATTTTGATAGGTTTCTTGAAGGATATGGAACCGTTGCTGATATGGGGGTTAAATGCAATATTGTTGATTCAGAAACCGAAATTGCTCCACATACTTATTGACACCCGAAATTAGATGTGCTAGAAGTTAGTATGAAAAAGGAGAATTGAAGTGATGACTAAAAGCACTGATCGATTGTTTAAAGTTTTAGAGAAAACTACCAAACTTGATGGATTTAATGTAGCATTTTCTGAAGGTAAGGGATGGTATGTCGATTTTCCTGATAATACCTTCACTCATATGCTTATGAGAAAGCGTTATTTTATTAATGCAAAGTCTTTTAGTTATATCAATTTTCTTTTGAATCGTTATGAAGAGCTTTGTTATTCCAAGAAGGAAGAGGATTTGGTGGCAGGATTTGAAAATCTTCTAAGGTTGTCGTTCCTGGAGGATATTCTTCGATAAATAATATAAATAATATTGCGGGGTAGAGAAGTTGGTCATCTCGGCTTCCTCATAAGTAGCAGATCGAGGGTTCGAATCCCTCCCCACGCAACCAAGTTTTGAATAGCTTCAGTATCAGTGTATAAACGCCTGGAAGAGCAATTAGGAGCGAAAACCAGATTATCTGTAAAGCCCTGGATAAGTACCTCAGTGAGTTGCAATTATATAGGTGTAGGGGAGTCTGGCCGTCCCTTGCTCGTTTGGAGCGAGTAGATCGTTGGTTCGAATCCAACCACCTGTACCATTTCTTTGGGCTGCGGGACTGCATAGGGTGGTCGCCTGCTTTGCACGCAGGATTTCAGGTGGGAGCATTACCCACGCGGTCCACCAACTTTAAGGAGATTTATTATGAAATATATTATTGTTGCTGATTCTAGTTCTTCTGGTTTAGAAGATAGAGTAAATAACTATATTAGTTTAGGTTGGAAACCATGTGGTGGAATTTCTATTAGCAAATATAATTGGTATTATCAGGCGATGATAAAAGAGTGATGAAAATGTTATTCTTTCTTAGCGGCCTTCCTAGAACCGGGTCAACGCTTCTTACATCTATTATTGCACAGAATCCTCGTATTCATGCCGAGGGTAATTCTGGTGTATTACCAATAATGCGCAAGATATATAGGGATTGTTCGCAAATTCAACAGGTGAAGGCTAATTATAAAGAGAATATTGTGCAGCATCTTGCTCAGTCGGTTCCTGAAGTTTATTATAAGGATATACACAAGTCATTTATTTTAGATAAGAATAGAACTTGGATTACCAAGGATAATTGGGAGATGGCTAAGAATCTTTTTGCATCTACTCCCAAGGTTGTTGTTCTTTATCGACCCCTGCAAGAAATTGTTCACTCATTTCTTTATATAAGAGAAAAAAATGGTTGGACCGACCTAAAGGAAGATAAGCTTCTGAAACCTAACACTGATCCTATTATGTATGCTCTTCAAGCCTTTTCTGAATTTACTTATATGAAAAACTCTCCTGATGCGTTATTTGTCTCCTATAAGGAATTAATCACAGATACCAGGAATGTTTTTAAGAAGATATATAAGTTGTTTGACCTTAAAGAATTTGATCATAATTTTGACAACATTTACAATTACTATCCAGAGGATGATAATGTTTATAATTGCATCGGGTTGCATGAAGTAAGATCGAAAATTTCACAGAGGGATTTGTCGGATGTTCCACTTTCTAAGGCGACAATATCTCTTTGTGATCGTTATGAGGAAGAATATGGATTGAAGGAGTTTTTAAATGGTTGAAGTTGTTTTTAAGGCACGAAATTCTACGATTGAATAATTAATTGACTCTTGTGCCAAGGGAAAAATTTCTTTTTCTGGGGATAATTCTCTTTGCTCCAAGATTAGCGCAATGGGGTATAAAATTACGTCTTTGTATGAGATGGTGATAGTAAGAGAGGCAGAATTGAGGGGAGAAGATGTTGATGAGCAAGACTAATCTGAGCGATCTGTTCGCTGCGGCAGTTTGCGAGTCGTATTCTGCTTATGGTGAAGAGTGGTGTCATATAGGCGATCTTCCAAAACAAGAAGCTGACGCCATCCTCTCTGCCCCCCGCCCTCAACGCGGTGACGCCAAGCAAGGGAGAGTGAGATGAGCGAATCGGTTGGATGGGATGATTATTTTATTGGGTTTGCGCGTCATGCTTCTACAAAATCTAAGGATAAGTCTACTAAAGTAGGGGCAGTTATCGTAAAAAATAAGCGTGTTATATCTACTGGTTATAATGGGTTTCCTTCTGGTGTTGATGATGATGTTCCTGAAAGACATGAAAGACCATTGAAATATTCTTGGACTATTCATGCTGAAGAAAATGCTATTGTATTTGCCGCAAGATATGGTATAGCTTGCGATGGTGCTTCAATATATACGACACTTTATCCATGTTCTAGGTGTGCTGGCACTATAATTCAAGCTGGTATTAAGGAAGTCATATTTGATGAAACAGATAACCCAAGATATGAAGAAGATTTCAAAATATCCAAGGAGCTTTTTGCTGCTGCTGCTGTAGAGGTTAGAAAATATATTGATAAATAATTTATCCCTTGTGTAGCTCACTGGTAGAGCGGATGCCTGAAGAGCATCGCGTAGGCAGTTCGATTCTGTCTCTCGGGACCATAGACGGTTAGCTCAGAGGCAGAGCATTGGTGTTACATACCAAGGGTCGAGATTTCGAAATTCTCACTGTCTACCAGTTACCTTAATGTATCTTAAAGCTTACATTAAGTGGTTTTATGTATAAATTAATTACCATTATGAAGGATAAGAGGTTGTTTTGAAGAAAAGAGATAGATACTACTGCTATATATGGGTGAATCAGAGATATGCAGACCCAATTTATCAATTGGTGCAAGCTGCTCATGTTGCAATGGTAATTGGCCAAAAGATGAATCCTAAGTTTAATGCTCATAAGATTTATTATCAGATTTGCAAGGTTCCAGAAGGCTATTCAATACAACATCTTGCTGGTAAATTAGTTATGGATGGCTATAATGTGGAGAGGTTTTATGAGCCTGATATCGATAGGGCCATTGCTATCGGTATCCACCCAGTTAGGGCAGATAAAAGAAAGCACCTAAAAGAATATCAGTTGTTGACATTTGAGTAAAATAAATAACGATTTTAGGGGTGTAGCTTAGTATGGGCTAAAGCAGCGGTCTCCAAATCCGCGATCCTGGGTTCAAATCCTAGCTCCCCTGCTGGCGGATAGCTCAACGGTAGAGCCCAGAATTGATAATTCTGTGATCTTTGTTCGACTCAAGGTCTGCCAACTAGTTTTAATGGGAGTTTAGCTTAGCCTGTCCTAAAGCATCGCCCTGTCGAGGCGACAACATGGGATAAAATCCCATAACTCCCGCATCTTAAAAAAGGAGAGAAATATGACTGTATTGAAAAAGGGTATTAGAGTTAAGTGTATTAAGAAGCATGAATATCTTGATGTTGGTGTATGGTATAAGCTTGCAGAAGATTTTGATATCGATGAAGATTTCTGGATTCGTGTTTATTATAAGGAAGCTAAACAGGATGGCTTTCAAAGAGCTTCTGAGTTTTTTGATCTAGAAAATCCTTCATGGAATCATGATACTGAATATTATATTCATATTAAGGCGACTAACATTTTTAGTGGCCCATTTGTTTTAGAAGAAGAAGCACTTAATTATCTAAAATTGGATAATCTTAGTAAGGATTTGGAAGAGGTTCAGCTATTAAAGTTGATTAAAGTTTATGTTTGTAAAACAGTGAAGGAGTGGATATGATTAGTTTGGATTGTATTTCTATAGGTGACAGTATCGCAACTGGCCCAGGTTTAGGTTATGCTTTGCATTGTGCAGAAATTAGAGCGGTAAAAGGTGTTCCTAGTTCCTATGTAATTGGAGAGGCTGCTGCATCAGGTCATCATGATATTTGTGTTATTTCAGCAGGGGTTAAAATCCCCGTACTCCCGCCACTTTAATATTTGTTAAGAAAAGGAGAAAATATGAGTTGTTTAATTTTAGGTGACAGTATTGCTGTAGGTTTGTCTTCGGTTATTCATGGTTGCACGGTGATTGCCAAGGTTGGTATGTCCTCGGCCTGGATTCTGGCCCATGCGTATGGTGGAAACTTCGATACGGTTTATATCTCTTCCGGCTCGAACGATCCCTATAACCCGGCTCTCTATCAGAATGTGTTGGCGAGTCG